TATCACGCTCAATTAGATGCGGCTCGTAGCGTACCCATGCGACACCGCGCCCGCCAAGAAAGCGATCCTGTACCGCATTCTTCATGGTTGCTCTGAAGTCTGGATAATGCTCAATCTCGTAGTCAATCGCTCTCTGAATGATCTGTGAGGCCACGCGGCCTACTTGGTCATTGTCTCCAAACCTTCTCGATACGTCAGCCATCGGTAGCTTAGAATAAACCGCTGGTACTAGAGTCTGTACGTTTGACCAGAGAATATTAAACTTTGCAGTCTCGTTAGAGTTCTGGCTGCGATTGTCATCTCTGTAGCGTTTGACGATCTTTGCAGCACGAGCCTCCCACTTCTTGTACTCGTTGTCGTAGCTACCGATTACGTTCAGATACTTCTCGATTGGAGTTTCGGTCATTTTCTTCCCCTAAGTGCTTCAGCTATTGCTTGCGGTTTTGTTAGTTTCATCGGTACGAACATTGAAGCGGCGCTCTTTGATGGAACTGCCAGTCCTTCATATCCATACAATTTAACCAGACGATCAATGTCGTTAAGCGAACCGCCTTCATCTATTACACCCGGATTGTATCGTGCATTGAATGGCGTACTATTTGATACCTTTGCCAGAGTCGTAAAGTTTAGCGGGTCTTTATTTAAGTTGTATAGGTTAGCTGATTCCGATCTGTAGACATTGCTACCTAGACCAGCCTCAGGTCTAACTTGCCCCGGCTCACCTAAGTAAAAGTATGAACGGTTGCTTATATCTCCAGCGCCAGCTAGTCGTTCTGCCTCCTGTCCTTTAATCCCGGTCCCATATCTATTGGGGTCAGTAAACTCAAGATCACGCTTGTTGCTGTAATGTGTTAGCGGTGAAGCAAACGTAGTAGATTTTGCCGGACGGTTAACACTAGCCAAGTAGTCAGGTATGCCACCAGCGTACTTTAGGTCTAAGAATTCGGGCGGTAGCAAGATTGCTTTTTGTGGCGCAAATTGAAAGCCGGAATATGCTTCTTTTTTTGCCGCCTCAATAACTTTTAATGCGGCGTAGTCTTTTCTCTGTTTTGCGTGATACGCAGCTCTATTTAGGGTGTGAATATGGTCAAATAAGTCCGAATTAAGCGGACTATAGTTTACTAACGAATTTTGTCCCCTTGTTTCACTTGCCATTGGTATTCTTGCCAATGGAGAGAACATCTGACTGTGAATTCCATATCCTATTTCTTCACCTTTTGGGCCAAACTCGTTTCCAAAAACACCATGTCCAAATACATCGTGATCTGCGCGAAACTTCTCGTTTTGGGTTAATCCAGTTTCTTTGTCAACTTTATTAAGAAAATCGTGCCTCTCTCCACCTTGATATACGTTTAGATTGCTGTTGTTATGTAAGTCAGCATTCATTAGCCTAGAGTTTGCGTAGTTTCCCTCGCCGTTTTTATGATATGAGAGTTTATATGGCAAGGTTTTGAATTGTTCGTCTACTTCCTTTCCAAACTGCAAATATGCCTTTTCCATAAACTCGTCGTGGTTTTTTGCCCCAGTCATTTCAACTAATTCTGGCATTTGCCGCTGATATGCGGCAAAAGTAGCGGCCTTGTATTCTGGCGATCCTTCTAATGCAAGTTGATGTACTCGTGCTATTGCTGATTGCTTTTCAAAGCTACTGACAGGCATATCAGGAAACACAAAATCAGTTCCTTGCGTTGCTTTAGTATATTGTCTTGCTATCTGAAACGGTTTATTAGTCTCTGGTGGTGGAACTACTCTCCGATCCAGCGCCCCGCCCTGTTGGAGTTCCTGAACTCCGCGTGCAGCTTCTCTATCTCGTCCGGCGTTGGCGGTTCGATTACTGGATTGCCCAATCGCTTCAGTATTCCTGCCAGCGTTGCCTTGCGTCTCGCCATAGCTTCTTGGTGTGACTCTGTAGAATGGTCCGTCTTGCTTGGTTTCATAATTGCTCCTAGTGTTTGGTACAGTAGTCTTAGGTCGCTGCATCATTGCGCCACCTACATCGATGCTTGCATCATCTTTGGCGCGTTGTGTTACGTAATCATCTAAAAACTTACTAATAGACTGCGCTTGTTCCTTTTTGCTAAGTGCGCCAGAAACTTCAAAGTTTGGCGATTCATAAACATCGGGCAGTTTGTGATCTGATATTCGTATTTTTGCCCCAGTTGGAGTATGCGTTATATATTGTGAATCACTTCGAGCAGACTTGGCATATTCAAAATTATCCCCATGCTTCATTTCAAGCATCCCACCAACCGTTTTAGAATGCTTAGACTTAGCTGCTGCGGTCATAGCCACTTCACTTCTTTTTAACCTACTCTCTGCTGTAGAGATTAAATCATCTACAGAATCTCCATTTAATGTAAATGGCTTACCAGTTTCACCCCATGCTGGCGAATGTGAGATTGTGAATGTGCCATCTGGCTTATGTTCTACCCGTAAATTACTATTTCCTTCAACTAAGGCAACCCTTTCATTAGGTAATACATTAAGTTTTGGATGACCTAATAGCCCAGTAGGTCTGTGCATCATTGCACCGCCTACATTATCGCCATATCTTACAATCTGATCTTTTACTGGTACATCAAACATACTAGGCGGGTATGAGGCTGCACGTTCTGCTGCTGTCATGTTCATACGTGCTTGGGTCAGGCGAGCTTCGGCTTCACCAGCTAGGCGTTTGTATTGCTGATGCGCTGTTGGGTATTTTTCTAACTGCGCGGATTGGGATATATACTCGTCAAGGTAATTCGCCAATACGGGGTCTGACTCAGCGAGCGCCCTAGCTTTTCCCATAATTTTAGGGTCATTTAGGTTATGGTATTTTCCATCAGCAATCGGCAATCCTTCCTTGCTCAATCGCTGTGATATTGCCATCTCGCGCATATCCCTACCAAATGCAACATCCTTTAATCTGCTAGGGATTGCCTTTGTCTTGAAGTCGCTTGGATTCCCACCCCTAGCAAACCCCTCGCGCTGCTGGATGGCGTGCTGGAGTTCGTGGAGAGTGGTGGATTCAGCCTGTTTTGCAGTCAGGTTTCTGTTAACGCCCAAAGTTTGTTGGCCTGCATCGTCAACCATAAACCTCCCTAGAGACTTTGAGCTTTTAGGCATCATTTCTACTTCTGCATTCATCACCTTTGGATAGGCTTCCCTTAATTGATTATGAAACATCACATCGCTAACTTTTGGGGCGTATAACTGATCCCCAGTTTTCATCAATCCTTTGTCATAGGCATCCATAATGACTTTTTCAAAGTTACCTGCGCCTTTAATTGTTGCCGCACTATCATCAATCTCAAATCTAGGCTTGCCATCAGCAAAGCCAAACGTCCATTTTGTCTTAGCATGAATTTGCTCGTCAGGAACTCCGGCTGCTTTCATATCCTTTGCTACTTTTAACGCTCCGTGATCGGCTGTCTTAGCTCCTTCACCCGCAAACATACGCATTCTAGGGTCAAGCGCAGCCCTGCCAATACCAGTACCCGTCTCGATCTGTCTAGCGCCCTCTCTCAGCGCAGCCTTACCTAACGCCTTGCCGACAGGAATCATTGCACCAGACACTCCAGCAAGGTCAATCACTCTAGGGTCTACCTTAGCTGTCTGTAGTGACGCGCCTCTGATAGGTGGTGTGCCGTAGCTCATGTCATTTACAAGGCTTTGCGCTCCCTTCAACCCGGACAGGTCAGCAAAACTCATCCCTCCCAGCAACGGTATGCTACCGGGGAGCTTGTCACGATCAGCAAACTCCGATACCGGAGCAAGAAAGTTAGCTATAGCACCTAGAAAACTATTCTGTGGCGTATTCCTAATCTCTCCCCGATACGCAAGAGCTTTGGCTAGTTCTTTAGGACTAGGCATTATGCTGAGAATATACCTACAGCCATAACCTCAACACCTGCTCCTGTCGTAATCTTCCATGCGCCAGTAGTAGATGCAGCGTTGATCTCTACGTTATAGACATTGATACCTGTGCCGGGTGATGCAGGGAGAATGGTATGGGTCAGTATGCCTACTCCTGTTCCATCTACCAGCACTACATTTCCTGTAGCAGCGGTAGTGACTGTGCATATTAGTCTGTGGATGTAGTCACCGATTGCACCTGTGCCGCCTAAAACTTGTGCTGTTTGACTTGCTGCAATGTGTTCGTATTGGTATCTATAGGGTGATTGTATGCTCATATTCTGCCTCTCTTTGGTTGATTTGCTTGCGCCCACACATCGTTAAGTGTTGCTGTGTTTTGCTCTCCTACCATCAGCGGTTTAGCTGCATCAGGCTGTCTGACTCGCGGCTCTGACCGCCATGCTATTGCTAACATTCTAAAGGCATCTGCCGGGTGACTACACCAGTCATGTCTTGGTGTCTGCCGAAACGCCTTCTTGTCCTCATCGTACTCTCTTTGGTACTGACGTAAAGCCTCGATACCTTCATTGCAGCGCTCTGTGTCAAACCAGCACTGCGGCAAAACCTTTCTTACGGCTTGTATACCGTCTTGTACACTTAGATCAGGCACGATAGCTAGGCTGTTGATGCCGAAATGCACCGCTAATTGCTCGATTACTGACTTACCAGCAGCCGCCAGCGTCTTAGCTCGTGCATCGTGAGGCAGGTGGTGCTTACCGAAATTATACGGCTTTGCTAGGATATTTTCAGCTATTTCGTCAATATTTGCACCCGAAACGGCGTAATAATCAATTATATGCACTTCATCTCTGATTACCTGATAAAACCAGACAGCCGTATCATCCCTATAACCAAGATCGAATGCCGTGTGAACAGGCACGTTATTGTCATAAGCTACTCGCGTGACGCGCCCTTGCTCTGTAGCCTCACGCATCTCTACGCCATAGTACGCGCCGAGGATTGCGGCCTCGAAGCTACATTCATACTCTTGCATATACTGGTCAGGTGACAGTTGAGCTTTAGCAGCCGATAGCTCCCCATCTGGGAGTAGCTTGCTTACTGATGCTGGCAGGTTAAGGCAAAACCACTCGCTAGGTATTCTCTGAGCAGTAGAGTAGATAGTCCAAAAGGCGTTCTTACCCTTTGGAGTTGATGCAAAGACGCACCAACCTTGTTTGTCTGATAGAGCAGGTCGTAGGATATTGCCAAACACACTAGGCTTAAAATCTGCATATTCGTCCAGAAAAAGCCCATCAAATCCCAAACCTCTCATGGCATCCGCGTTATCGGCCCCAAATAGCCTTATCCTAGCTCCGTTCACTAGGTCTACATATAGGTCAGACTCATTGACTGATGCAAGTATTGGTCGTGCGTAGTGCTTAAGGTATTCCCATGCTACTGACTTAGCCTGACTGCGGTAGGGAGCTATGTAGGCAAATAGGGGCATAGGACTAGCACAGAGGGCCGCTGCTCGTATCAAGTCATTGATAGCTGCTACGGTCTTACCTGCGCGTCTGTGAGCTACTAGACAGGCCCATCGTTCTGTTCTCTCATGGAACGGCATGAAAGCCAGCCGAGGCTGGTAGTCCATCTCTATTTCGGTGCTTTCCATGTGATAGTCACCTGTACTGGCCCATCATTCTTGCCTGTGAGTTCTGTGCGGCTCAATTTTGGTACATGGTACTCGATCATGTCTGTGTAGCATCTAAACGCCATCAGTGGCCCATTCTCTGCTGCAATCGCGTCTAGCCATTGCTGTACTCTGTGTGCATTCCCGTCCACAAAACGGGCTATAGCCTCTCTAGCATTGCTTGTAGACTTGTTAACGACCCCTTTAGGTCTGCCCGGCCCTGCTCCTTGTATCTTGTGTTTTTTTATTGCCATCATATATCTCGCTTTTCGTTGAGTCTTATAGCTGGTAGCTTGGCTGCATCTATTACATCTTCCATATACTTTAGAGCGTCAAGCCTTGTCATACCTTGTATTATTGCCGGGAAGCTACTTACTGGCGCTCCTGTTCCATCGCAGACTATCTCGTGCATTGCGTAGCCAGCGTGTGTCTTGACCATGCGTATCATATCGTTTCCGTTAATTGGCTATCGGGTGGTAACTTTTTAAACAACTGTGTATCCAGCACAACACATGGCCCGACATCTTGCCAGTCATTCCTATCTGTTCTGCCTTTTACATCAATACCTTTTGGCACAAATTCTGTAAACCTTGCGTAATATGTCCCGTCAAGCGTACAGACTACAAGTATGAATGGCAAACCGCTACAGTCCACTAATTGCTTGGCTGATGACCACTTTCCTATGTCTAATAGATAGCCACCTAGTTTGTTTATTGCTTCCATAGTTCGATTTCTTGTTTTGATTTCACAAAACGCCACAGCCTTACCATTCCTCTTCATTACAAAATCAAGATAGTATCTGACAGGCATTTTAACCATGTCACAATTCCATGTTTTTTCAAGAAGAGACGCAATCTTGTTTTCTATATCCAAATCTTCTTGCGTTTCGTATGTTGGCCTCATGCTAGGAATTTCAGCTTGTAGATGGTGCTGTCGATTAGTTGTGCTATCTCATCTATTATATTCTGTAGCTCTGAATCTTGCGGCAACCTCTTTCTTTCATCTTCTACATACTTACTTAGGCTGGTCATGTACTTTAGTGGCGGTGTCGGCAGTAAGTAATACTTCTCATAGTCATCGATGATGCCGTAGCAGCCTTGATATGCCTCTACGAATGAGTCTACTAACTCTTCTAATTCGGTGTAATAAGTGCCTAATGCAATGTGTTCGCTGTAGGATTTGGTCTGGAAGTGCAGTATGTGAGCGTTAGTTACGCTGTGAAGTAGTGTTAGTACGAATTGCTGTGGTGAATGACTCATTTATCTCTCCTAGTTATTTAATTTTGTAGCGATCTCGACATGGAGAGCAGCATCCCTCTACTAATCGTCCTGACCACTCGCCGCATAGGTCACAGTCACCCGGCGATCCTTTAACTAATGGCTTACTGGCCCGTTTAATTAAGAGTTCTAGTCTCTTCTCTGCTTGCTCGTTAGCATAATCAACCTCGTCCATCTACCATCCTCTGTCTATAACAAGACTCCTTGCACTTGCAGACTCCATCTTCTGTTGCCTCGTTCTCACCCCACTTTCTGAACTGAATGACGAGCTTCTTTCTTACTTCTTTGCAATTATTCTTAGATATTAGTCTTTGTCGGCAACTGCGGCAATTGAATTGATACAAGCCAGAGCCGGGGTTCTTCTCTGCTATAGCGCACTCAGGACACAATAGGTTGTCTCTTGTTGTAGTAGGTGTACAGCCAGACTTCTTTGCGGCCCAATATTTGATTAGACTTTATAGGTACTCTAGTGACATATCTCTGCTTTAGCAGATAGCATAAGGCCATTGAGATTTCGCAAGTTTTTAAGTCGCATTTAGCGTCTATCTCAGCCAGTGTAATCTCGCCTACATAGTCCTTTAACAGCGCCCGAATTGTCGATACTGCTCGTGCCATACTACCTCCTGATATATATCATAATAATTATACCAGAGTATTATATTTATTTACAGGTATTCCATTGACCGCTGGGCCTATGTGCTGCATACAAATCCTTACGTTCAGCCTTTCCAGCAATTGCTTTTTTATCCTCTCTAATAGACTTTTTTATTAGATTAATGTCCTTTCTGCGTGACTCTGCATCAGCCTCATTATCCTGTCTGTTTACTTTATCTCCGTTCATCATTAGCCAGAACTGCGCGTCCTGTGGACTATCCCACAGCTTTGCTGACAGCTTAGGTATGTATCGAGCCACAAATACCCTAGCTGATAGGGTCGTGTCCCACATATACGGAAACCGCCTAAGATCAGAGAATGGAGACTGCTGCTCAGTAAAGTCCTTTTTATACATATCAATCAGACTTTGCATCCGAACATCTTTGCCCCATCCTTTAATTAACAGAGCATCCCACGCTAACTGACGATAATCGTCCGAAAAATACATATTAGACCTCCTATGGCAGCTACAAACGCCACTTTAATCCACATTACCAGCCGCCTGTCATCTTCAGCCCATGAGCCAGATGAGTAGCCCTGTCCCATGCCTCGCGGTGCGTTTAGGTAGGGTAGGTAGCCATCGTGCGACTTATTGCGCTCTGCGCCCTCTCTGAGCGTTCTGGGGCTAGTATCGTAGTTGCTGTTCATGTGTTCTTCTCCTCGTCGTAAGCCTTCAAAGCGACCCTAGCAGCATCGCACTTTGCTTTGTGTACGTTTCCTGCAAGCACTCCAGAGCAACGATAGGAACAGCAAACGCCTATGCCATTATTGGCATTTTTTTGTTGCTCATTAGTTCCAAAAAAACCACTGCCACAAGCAACGCAAGATAGTTTATTTTTTCTAGGTACAGGCTTCTTGTGTGTTCTGTAGTACGCATTTCTGCACTCAATAGAGTGAAAAAGTTTGCGCCCAAAGTGGCTGCTTTGCCTAAACTCTACCCTACATCCAGTGCATACTCGCAGAGGCTTTTCTTCTGTATCGTTTTTAAGCGCATTAGTTTTTGCTCTATGTTCTTTTCCCTCCAAAGACCTATACTGAGTTTTCTTTTGCTGCATCCCTGTCGTGAATTTTTGGAATCTGGAATTATCTGTCGCAATACCTACATGATCTCTTTCGCAATAATGCTGGTGTAGCGGTGCTGACACAATACCAGACCCTAGATTGAACCCTGCTAATTTCTTAAAGTTCTTGGCAATTACCCCGTGTGTCTGATTCATGTGCATACTAAGATGATGTCCCTTCCAATCGCATCCCTCTACCAAACACGGAAGAACGTCTGACGTTAAAAACTCATCAAAAGCCTGTGGCAATGCTATTTTTTGTGGTGACGCTATCCATCTATCGAAACGCTTTGTCATGTACTTTCTATAACACATACTGTTGCAGTATTTGCTTGTTCTACTTGGCTTGCTTTTATACTCTGTGCCGCACTCTATACAAGTTTTATATAGAGGTGTATAGCCTTCCCGGGGGTTCCCCATTGCTTTAGCAGCATTGTTTAAACAGTTTTCAGCAGCCATTTTTTTAAATCCCGCTGACGCTACATAACATTTCATAGTGCAGAATGTTTTTTTTGCTGTGCCGCGACTCTTGAACATATCTCCGCAGGTAGGACATGGGCCAGACAATGGCTTGCAAAGGTGCTTATTTTGAACGCTGTTCTGACACTCTTTTGAACAATAACAGTTCCTGCTCTCGCCGTATTTTTGGTGAGAGAGTTGAGAATGTGTAGGGACAAAATCTTTGCTACACGCCGAACATTTTAGTAACGCGCCTTCCATTAGAAATCCCCTCTGTTTAGCGGTTCTGCCTGCCTGTGGCGCGGATCGTCAAGCACCTCGTCAAAGCCCTGATTCTGCTCTTGCTCACGATTATGGTACTTAGCTTCCTCGTACTGCCTGACCATTGCAAAGTATGAGTCTAATAAGTTAGCTTTAGTTTCGTTATCGGCTCTTGAGAAACTTATTACTAGCCTAGCTGCTGATACCTGAAAGTCTGTAATCATGTCCATACTCCGTGATTAACTTCGATAGCTAGTATATAATTTTCTGTAGTTTTTATATGAGCGAGCCTAGCTGCGGTATAAGCTATTTCCGCATCAATAACAGCTTTTTTAGCCTCACAAACAGCTTCATAAGCATGATACGAAGCGATGGTAGCAGCGCAATCAGCGGCAAGTAATTCTTCCATTGTCATTTTTAGCTCCTAGCAAGATTGTGAGAGGTACGAGGTGAAGGCAATCGCCATTACAATAATAATTATTATAAAACACGGTGTAGGCTCGAATGGTGGGCGCTTTTGCCGGGGAAAGAACTCGTCGTATTTACTCATCTGTATCTCCTGTAGTCAGACTCAAAATGAACCTGATGTAGAGATATTATAGAGATGTATTAGAGTTGTCAACTATATTTACAGACAAAAAAAGGGCCACGATTTCTCGCAGCCCTGCCGCAACTACCAATTACAGCAATTTAATTGTACATCAAAATGGCAAATCGTCAGGCATATCGTCAAACGGCGTGGAGTATGGATCGGTTATTTTTTGAGTCTTTATTGCCAACACATTCCTAGAGTCATGCTTAGGTTCTGCCTCCTTGCCCTTGCCTAGAAACTGCACCGTATCTGCCGCAATCTTGGTGCTGTACTTGGTTACGCCGTTCTTGTCCTCATACTTTTCTGTTTTCATCTTGCCCTGTACGAATACTTGGCTACCTTTCGTAAGGTATTGACCGCAGATTTCAGCCAGCTTACCGAAAGCAGTGACGTTGACCCACTCTGTACCTTCTTTGCTTTTTGTTTTCCAGCCGCAGCCTATGCTGAAGTTGGCTATAGAATCGCCAGCAGGTGTAACTCGTAGCTCTACATCCTTGCCAAGCCGACCTATGAAACTACATTGATTTAAATCAGACATTATTTTTTCTCCAGTTGGTTAATTGCGTCATCTACTTCACCTAAAAACTTAATTGTTTCGATCTCCATCTTAGCTATTAGATCGTTATCTCTCTGTAACCGTGAGATAAATAGCTGTAGATGCTCAGGTACTCGTGGGTCATAGCTTACAAAGTCGCACCAGTCAGCACCAGTTACCCACATCTGACACTGCATCTGATTAATGTACGCAGCAGGTGGCTTGTTATCGAGCCTATATCCTAGATGCGTCTGGGTGTTAGGACACTTGATCTCGATTAACGCATTAACACCGCTTATAGTGCCATCAGGACTAGCGCCAAGCCACTTTATCGTAGGATGAAAGCAGAACTCTGCCTCGTCTACAAAATAGCCTGTATCGGCCTCGTAGCGGATTCTGGCAAACTTCTCTTGTTCGACACCCCATTCCATTGCAGCACTTGTAAAGCTCTCAGCTACACGGCCAGAAATACGTTCTGCAATAATCTGCATTCTGTACTTCTGCCGGGTGACAGCTTCCCCTGCCTTACCTTTTGCTAATACATCACTCATCCTAGACGCTGTGACATGGCCTAGTCGTTGTGCAAACCATTCTGGTGTCCCTTGAGCTATCATTTTAAAAAGTACCTCCCAATAACTTTGCCGCTATCAAGATGCACATTCTCTGTATGAATGTTATAGCCCATCTCGCGTAAGTTAAATACCCTAGCCGACAGTCTCATACATCCAGCTTCACGCATCGCGTCCAGAGAAGTTATACGGCGCTTTTTCTTTAACTGCTCTAATAGCCAAAAGTTTT